GTTCATCAGCATGGTTATTGAACCATACGATCATTTCATTCAATTCCTCTTCGGAATAAGATTCTTTTTTTTCAGCCATAATACATAAGTTAATGTTAGTTCCGGCAAAGATAACAAAAATAGCCCCGACTCATCACGAGCCGGGGCAGTCCAATTTATAAATTTAAAGTCTTATGATGAAGCTTATCTGTTGCGCCAATGTTTTACTATCAGCATAACAACAAGCAAAACGGTTACACAAACACAGACAAAACCGATTTGTTTAAGCAACGTGGATTCTTTTTTCTCTTTTATGGTTTCTGACCGGTTTTCCTCACGGGTATTGGAAGTGGTTTCCTTGTCAGCTTTCACTTCCGTACTGTCTTTGGTTGCAGTTTCCTTCCTTTTATTCTTGCTGAAATCACCTTCCACATGACCGTCTGCCAATAACGGAGGTTTTCCAGTCAGACTGTCGGGCGGTTTTCGGGTATCATAGATACGGAAATCAATTACATAGTTACCATTAGTGGTAATGAGTTCGCTCAAAGACGTACTTGATCCGTGTACGATATTGACAGATTCACGTGTACTATCTTTCTGTATAATCTTAGTGTCTGACTTGACAGATTTATGCGAGCTGCCACATGATCCGAACAGCAGGGACAGACACATGAAAGGAGCCAGCAATATATGCCGGCTTACCCAGTTCATAACTCTAACCAACATAAGAGATATCATTTATGCGGTTCATCCACCCCCGTTTGAACTTGTTGTTTGCTGGGCGTTTCCGGCATATATCCTCGATAAAGTCAAACCGGGCAATCTTAATCATGTCGAACAACTCACGCGGATTCTTGGCATTTACTGCGGCAATGGTCTTGGGACCTACAATGCCATCCATCGTAACACCAAGCAAGCGTTGAGGAATCTTAATTCCGTGCGCACCGGATGCCCACACCCAGTCCACAAGAATATTTGCCACAGATTGATCCTGTATCAAATCAGCTTTCCATCTATCCCAATAATGTGGTTTGAGTACACGATTAACAACGTCCTCACGAGTAAGCAGATGTAGATCATCCACATCTATGTCACCGTCACCATCCTTGTCATAGCCGCACGATTTCCATGTGCCGATAGTCACGCCCATATTGGTAGCCCCTCCCAAATCGTCAGGGTCATTTACAAAACCGCCTTCCCACTTTAGGATAAACGGTGCAAGTTTTCTTACGTCAGCCATACTATTCATTAATTATAATTATTCGATTTTATTTTCTTTGAATTCCGGCAGGATATATTGTATGTTGACCGCTGCTTCATGCAAGACCTTATGAAGTTCATCTTCATTCAAATCCGTTTCATCTGTAAACTCACAAAAGATATTTCCAACCCAATCTTGAGATGAATTAAGCCGTTTAATAGCGACGCTGTTGCATCCATTTGTTGATAATAGAGATTTGGCAACCTTATCCTTAACCTGGTTATCAATATCTGAGTAGAACATGAAAAGATTCTTTGCGAGATTTTCTGCAAAAACGGCCACTTCACTCATGGGAAGTGATTGGATGTTTTCACGCATTCCGGCTATACCTTTTCGTTTTACTTCGAACTGCACCGAAAGAAAAGCTATATGCCCTAAAGGATGGGGTTGTACGATATATACCCTGTCTGCTTTCGTTTCATAAAGTACACGCCACAGCTCACCGAACACCTTGGCGGAGTTCTCGCTGCGGTGGTAACTTCTTCTTTCCTCCTCTTTTTTAAAATATTCCACTTTTAAATCAGTCAGTTTGTTTTTGGTATACTGATTATAGGCGAAATAAGCTGCCAGCAATGTTCCGGCAGCACTAATAATGTTTGCAATATCTATCTCCATTACATTCACCGTTTAATTATTATATGATAAATTATTCATCCTGTTTCCTTTATTTCTCAACTGTCCCTATCTTTCCTGAAAAAATGCCGAGAATTTATATATATGCAAAATAAATCCATATCCATATTGCTTACTATTCATATTTCACTATCTTTGTCAATACTTTGTTGACCTGATTCTTTCAAAACTATTATTGATTGGATTTAACCTCCCCCCGTCAGACTGTGAAGCCAGACGGGGGATTCCATTATTCGACAGATAGACAATAAAAAAAGAGCCTGATGACAATATTTATTGCCATCAAGCTCCTGGTTACACTGCAAAGATAGTGAAAACTATTCCATATTCAATCCATATTGAAAAAAATAATCAGGAGCAATATTTCGATTATCCGAAGAATTTAAAGAATCACAATATTAATAGAAAACAAATAGGATTCATGAAATCTACCGGTTGTCTATAAAATCAGATGTTCTTAAGCCTTTATCGGGAAACATCTTTACTTTTTTCCTTTTCCTTTGAACATTTTTCAAGTCACGCACAATGGTGCTGGAAAGTACCTCCGAATAAATCTGTGTGGTCTTTACGGAAGTATGTCCGAGCAGCTTCTGGACTGTTGTAATCGCAACTCCCTGATGAACCAGCAGGGTGGCACAGGTATGACGGCTCACATGGTAGGTTATCCGTTTTTTGATACCACACAATCCGGCCAGCTTTCGAAGCTGCTTATTCACTTCCGAGTTACAAGGCAAAGCGGCAAAACTTCCGATATCCGGATAGCGGTCAAGAATGCCCAATGCCCTGCTTTCAAACAGCAGATGTAACGGCAGACGGATTTCCACCCCTGTCTTGACGGATTTGAAGTACAGCCACCGTTTGCCGTTTACTCTAATGAAATTCTCAGGTGTGAGCTGGCAGAAGTCAGAATAGCGCAATCCGGTATAACAACAGAACAGGAAGGCATCGAGCACATGGCGCATGGACTCCTCTTCCACCTCGACCGTTTCCAGCTTCTTCAGCTCGTCCGGGGTAAGAAACTCATGTCTGCCCTTCTCCTGTTTGATTTTGTACTTTCTGAACGGATAAGCATCTGCGTGCATATATCCCTGGTTGATTGCCTCATTGACCAAGGTACGGAGCTGTCTCATGTGCTTGGCTATCGTATTGACCGCATTGCCCTTTTCTCTCAAGTATTGCTCAAAATCACGAAGGAATGTATAGGTAAGATCCTTGAAGTCCAATCCGGAACGGAAATCATGCAGGACCGCCAGTGTCGAGTGCAGGTTGTCCTTGGTGGACTGTTTCTTGTCCGAATTGTCAATGGCTGATTTGGCGAAAGTGGAGAAGCTGACATTCACGGCACTTTTCTTCTTGACAGCATCCTTCAGTAGTGAGAGTGTGGCAGGTATTCCGCGCTTCCAATACCCCAACTCTATGCCTTGCAGATACAGGATGTATTCATAGAGCATTGCGTTGAGTTCGTTAGATTGGGGGTGGTTAATGACTTGTGCCCCCTCACGGCTCCAGCACTCCGGTTTGAGGTAAACATTGGTCTTCAGGTAGATTTTCCTTTGGTTCAAATAGGCTTCAACCTGTACAAGGGCCGTGCCCTGCCTGTTTAGTTTCTTTTGGCGGTTAAAGACCAACCTGTATCGTATCTTCTCTAGCATATTTTTATTTTAAATTTAGCTATTTCCTCCCAAATAATCAAATTCGACAATATTAATCCTAATCTTTCGATCTGGGAGGACTTTTGCCGCTTGCCAGTATTACATCAAAGGGGCTAATCAGCGGATTGATTGTGTTTAATGCCTACATTTCTTCTACTACGACATGTGTTTTAATAGAAGGATCATTTAATGAATCAGGAGGTATGGGTGTCGTTAATTTGGATTTCCGACCTTATGGTATGGCATCGTATTCCATTTCATTGTTCATTGATTCTGTAGTGAGAGCTTCCGTTATAAACGGAACCAATAAAAATTCTTTTTCCATTTACTATTTAACGGAAGGTGGTTTGATAAGAATCAAAATCATATTTATATACGATGGTCCTATATCAATGGTAGCAAGAGGAAACAACACTGTCATTAAATCCATCTCTAAATCCGAAAATTTAGATACAAATGGTTTTAATAAAGTAACAATATCTTAACAAATATCAAAGAAAACCGACCTGGGAGGACTCATCGGAATAAATGATACGTGGATAAGAAGACGGTTTGCAATAAAAGACTGCAACACAGCTATAGCCGGAGTTTATAATGTGGACGATACCACAACCAAT